CGGACCTATGGCGTTGAAACCAGAGTTTCTTGCGAAGGAACCTTTTCGGTCGATTCGCAGGTAGTCACGTCTACTAGAGATGGAGAGCAGTTCCGCTTTACTGTCCCAAGCTATATAGGTCGCTATCGTGCTGGTGGATATCTCTTCCAGCGCTTAAACGAACTATATGGTTTGGAAAGTATCGTCAGAGGATTCGCTGGTGCCCTTGGTCTGAACAACCCAGTCGGCGTGCTGTGGGAAGCAATTCCCTACAGTTTTGTTGCCGATTGGTTTACGCGGACTAAGGAAATAGTCAATCACGCCGCGGTCAACCCTTTCACAGGTGATTGGGAGATCCGTCGGTTAACACACTCCTTCCATTGGGAGGTGCCGTATGTGATGGACTACCTTCATCCACTCGGTGATGGGACGTTTGAGTCGTTCATAGCCGAAGAAGGATCAGCGAAAGTTTACACCAGGGATAACGGGTTGCCAGTCCCTTCTGGAGTTTTGAGCCAGGAGGGTCTAGATCCTCGTCAGCAGATGCTTGCTGCGGCGCTTCTCGCGTCGTTGAAGTAAGTGGCTGCCGTTGGTGTGGCTAACCACAATGCAGTGGGGATCCGCATCTTCAACAAGGGAGAATGTGCCCATGAACCTTTCGACTGACTTAGTTCTCGATGACGCTAGCGGCGATGATGTCACATACCGACGAGTAGCTATGCTACCGAACGGAAGTGATTGGATCGATGTGTCTACAGACCTCCGTGAGCCGGGAAGGCTTAAAATCCTCCACTCGGTCAACGGGAAGAATGATGACGCTATCGACCGACACCTCGTTCAGTTGGTACGTACCAAAATCGACGCTTCTGGCATTCCGAGGACTGCGACACTTAATGTTACTTTGTCTGTGCCGCGTTCCTCGATTATTACCAACCAAATCGTCTTTGACATGGTTGGTAATATGCTAGATTTTATCTGCAACGCGGAGTTGACTACTCCGTTAGCAGATACGACCGTCATCGCTCAACTTCTACGTGGCGAGAGCTAGCTCGCTTACTAGCGGGTAGTGTAGAGTTGAGGTCGAAAGGTTGGAGATGGGCCTTCCAGGAGGAGGTGCCGTATGGCTCTCCTGAAAAGCCCGGACGAGGTATTCTACCTCGATCTCTCTTTGCAGCTCCTTCGTTACAAGCCATCGTTTCCTATCTCATCGAAGCAGCTCGTACGAGACGCCATGACGATGAAGTCACGGACGACGCACGAGGGGCTGTCCTTCCTCACCAAGACCTTGCCTAAGTTGGGCAAGGCGCTGGATCGTGGATTGACTACCCAACGGTTCACACCTATCGCTGAGTTCCGAAGTCAGCGAGGGCGGAGTACACCCGAATTTCTTCAGGCGTACTTCAACCGAGTCTTTGATGAAGATGGGTATCTCCTGGCAGAACCCTGCGCTGAGGCGTTACGCCATATGCGTCAGGTGTTCTTCTTCGCGTACAAGCTAGAGCTTCCATACTCGTCAGAACTTGAGCAATCCACGTTGGATGCTTTTGTCGCGACAGAGGTGGAACTAGCTTCCCTTAGTCTTGATGATGCGGACCCAACGTTGGATCTCGCCTCTCGCATTACTAAGGGTGTGTTCCAAGGGTTTGATCCCAAGGATATTGTACCGAGGCACGGACCAGGAGCGGTTTCAACTGGTGAGAAACTTGAGGAGAAGTGGGTCTTCACCCGCCTCTTTAAGCAGATCCATCAGTTCTACCCCTACTATGAGTACTTTGTGGTAGGGGGATGGAGGGAACTCGGCGATCGATACAAGTGGTACAAAGGCCTTGCCCGGAAAGAAACGGGTGAGGCGAAGGTCTTACTTGTACCGAAAGACTCGAGAGGACCGAGGCTCATTAGTTGCGAACCTCTGGAATACCAGTGGGTTCAGCAAGGTCTGGGCCGAAGATTGGTCGAGCACTTCGAAGGCGCGCAAGCGCTTACGATGGGTCAGATCAACTTTCGCAACCAAGAGATCAATAGGCAACTTGCTCTCAGCAGTTCTGCTGATGGTAAGATGTCTACATTGGATCTCAAGGACGCGTCGGACAGGGTCTCACTGGAGCTGGTTCGAAGAGTGTTTAAAAGCACTCCAGAGCTACTTCGGGCTCTAGAGGCCTGCCGCTCGACGGCTACACGCCTCCCCTCTGGGGAGTTGGTGTCACTCAGCAAGTATGCGCCGATGGGTTCAGCTTTGTGCTTCCCGGTCGAAGCGTATTGCTTCTGGGTACTCCTTGTAGCTGCGAATGTCCTTGAAACCGGAACGGACATCCGTTCGGTGGCACGCCAGGTCTACGTGTACGGGGATGATATAATTGTCCCTCAAGCGTGGGCCGAGCGATGTATTGCAGTGCTCGAGCGTTTTGGCCTGAGAGTCAATCGTGACAAGTGCTGCATTCAGGGACCCTTTCGGGAAAGTTGTGGCATGGACGCCTTTCGGGGCGTCTGTGTCACACCGACTCGAATGCGGAAACCCTGGACGGAGCGATCAAGTGATGGGACTGCGCTCGCTTCCTTTACCTCAGTCATGAATGACCTTCGTGGCAAAGGGTATGTGGATGCGGCGGACTTCCTCCTTTCGGGACTCCAAAGAGTCTACGGGACGTTACCATACGTTTCGGAAACTTCAGGTGTACCTGGGATAGTCCTCCAGTCTCGCTTAATAGCGGAAGTGAGAAGTTCTCGCTTGCCGATTAAGCGACGTTGGAACAGTCGCTACCAGCGGTTTGAGTTTCGGGTCCTTTTCCTAAAGAACCGGGAGAGGGATACCGAGCTCGACGGTTGGGCGAGGCTGTTGCGTAACAGTGTTGCGCAAGCCGGCCTTGAACCATC